CCTGTCCTTGTTTTCAAGGTAAAGGCCGTGACTTCAGATATGGCTATCCAGAGAGTAAAGATTGATCTTGGTACAAACTCAAAAGTTTATAGCCGAGCTTTCTCAAAGATTTACTTTATAGATCAAAGTGGAAGCGTTCTTGCTTCATCTGACCTTAACTCAAACACATTGACTAAGGATTCAGACGGAAGATTCTTCTTAACTCTAACTGGATTTAGTTCATTTGTAGCAAAGGATACTACAAAGGTATTCTCAGTTAAGGCGGATGTTAAGGATTTCTCTTCAACTGACGATAGCGTAGCTAACTTTACTTGGAAAATCCGCTTGGCATCAAATGGTATTCGTGGTATCGACGGTGCTGGTATTGACCAGTATGCCGGTTCTACTTCCATCTCAAAGGATATAAAGACTGCAGCTGCTTTAGCTGACAGTGCTTCAATTACTCTATCAACTAACTCAGCAACTCCTGCAACACATGAGGTTATTGCAGCAGATGGTTCGTTGAATGATCAAGTAGATAAGGAGACAATCCTAGCCTTCGACATACAAGCAAAGAAAGACGTTCTAAACATCACAAAATTAGTTGCAACTGTAACTAAGACTGGAGGTTCAGCATCTGTCACAACTGTTTACCTTTACGAAGGCAATACAGTATTAGCAGACACAACCCTAGATGGTTCAACAGCAACTTTCTCAGATTTAAATTACCATGTAGCTAAGGATACTACAAAGACATTAACTCTAAAGGTTGATGTAACTGGTGCTTCAAGTGCACAGACAACTTTCGGTGCAACTATTATTGCAACTAGTGGTCTTACAGTTGAAAACTCAGCAGGTGATACTGTATCAGCAAAGTCTGGTTCAGCAACATTTGAGGGTCTTCTAGTAACAAACGCTGGTCCTGAATTCTCATTAGTGGGTTCACCATCAATTGAGAGGACAACAACTATCGTAGGTAACAACTCAACATCAACAGCAACTGCAAGATTCACATTGAGGATCAAGGCTGTTGGTAGCGCAATCTCATTCGGAGCAGTAGGTTCATCTACACCATTGGTGTCAGCTGCATCTTTCACTCCTTATATCAACGGTGTCGCTGGTAGCATGTTTACAGCTTCAACAACTGACTTTACTGTTCCTTCATCAGGAGTAGCAGAAAATAGTCCAGTAGCTGGTAGCTTTACTCTTGCACAAGATGCATCAACAGATATAGCAATTACCTTCAACCTACAAGCAGGTTCAGGCACAACTTACGGTTCATACTCAATCGGTCTTGAAAAGATCAACTGGGCAAATGAAGCCGGTGTAGTTAAGTCATCAACCTTCATGGCAGGTAAGACAAATTGGAGAACAGCAAGCGTAGTGCTTCCTTAACCCCTAGTTTAGGTAACAAACAAAGAACCGCCTTAGGGCGGTTTTCTGTTGCTTGTTTATATTTGTATTAATTGAAGTTAACTCTACCAGACCAACACTCTTCAGGCATATTTGATACATTGTAGCACTTAGGGAATAAACATTCGTTATAGAGCCTCCTAACCCCTACAGCAGCCTTAAAAAACGTATTAGATTGCCTTATTACTTTCAATCTAATATCTCAAACGATACCGTTTAGCTGCTTCTAATAGAAGTGCTGAATCATTAAAAAGGCCTAAGGCAGTATTACATCTTGAACACAACAATGCTCTAATCTCTCCATTTTTATGATTGTGATCTATAGCTAAGTTCTTAAAGACTTTTGATAGTGGAGAAATAGATGTCTCAGGTTGTAAACATATAGCACAAACACCCCCTTGTTGAACTAGTAATTCATTATATTGCTCAAAAGTTATTCCATATCTCCTTTTTAAATGTGATTTCTTTTGTTTATCATTAATTTTTTCTTTATGTTCTTGTCGATATTTTCTTTTTGTTTCTTTCTCTTTTTCTTTGTTTTTATACATATTTGTAATTTTACCAGAAAAGGACACACGCTTAGCAGAATGTGTCCATCTCTAGTGCTAAGCTATTAACTTCTCTATGATATCATTTTTGTCCAGCATTGTCTACTAGCATTCCAGGGCTTCGTTCCTTGGTGTTGCATTAGATACATTGCATAAACGATGTTTCCCTGATCAGTATAAATATCTATCCCTAATTTCTTAGCTGCTGCATCGTGGTAATAGTTATTTATCTGAAAGAGACCGATGTCTGTACTCCAATGATTTCCTTGTTTGTCGTAATTTTTGTTATTTCCTTTTGTCTTATATGCTTCACCCTCACATTTCATTATTGCTATTGCCAATTTTGGGTCATACCCATAAGCAATTGCCACATTAGTAATTTTTTCTTGAACAATCCCAATCTGTTGCTCGATTGGGGTGGGAACCTTAACTGTAGTTAACACTGTGGTTGTTCCTGAGGCCGGTAATAACGAACCTGAGAACATGACAATCCCTGCGAAGGACTGTATTATTAAATTATTTATAGCTCTAAAAATTAGTGGAGTTTCATCCGCTTCTCATCCCGTACCCAGAGTCGACTAAACTCTAGAGGGTATTGCCGTTCAGTTATTTTACTATCGCAGAACGAAGAGTTATAAGTCCTAGTCCTCCTAAGAAGGAGAAGACATCTGAAGGAACATCATATCCTAAAGCCTGGAGACCTCCTAGTATAAATACTAGGGTTCCAATGATATAGGTCTTCTTTCCCGATAGAAACTTTATAATTGCATTCATTGTTGTTTTCTTTTTAGACACTAGACTATTATACACGAGATTAGGGTTCAGGTATAGTTGCATTTTTAACAATATGTGGGCTAATATAAAGGCCAATATTGGAATTATTATAATTATTCCCATGTATCATGAACTGGACAGAAGCCAGGATCCTCATCACAAGAGCATATCTTTTCCTTGTGTATTTCACAGAAATCAGGATCATCATCACAAGTACACATCAAATCCGGTCCTATAAATCTGGAGTCCCCAAAATCCTCGTAGGGTTCACTAGGAGTTGGGAAGGGTCTCTTTCTTCCATTAAATTCATCATCAATTAATTCTTCGTTCATTTTAACAATTCGTTATCTTTTAATACCTGATAAAGGCTAACGGCTAGACCATCGACAATTTCTTCTTTTAATCCACCATTTATCGCATGGATAATTTCGTGGATAAGAGTCTCTTCTTGTTGACTTTGTGGGTCTGTCTGACAGATTCTTATCCGGTTTCTATGTCTATCCGAATCACCGCAATCACCTTCTATATTATCATACTCAGTAAATTCTACAAGGTACTCATGTCCGCCTATCTTAAGTTTGTTCGGTATTATCATTTTTTTAGATGATTAAGGTAATAAAAAGGCCACCGTTCTAGATGGCCTGTGTAACTTACTCCGTGAGGAAAGCACGGTATGAACCGTTCTCCATCAACTCCATGGAAACTCCACCTTGTGCGGGCGGTTTGTAACCGGCCTCATAGGCGTAACTTCCATACCAACCGAGAAAAGCCTGGGAAACTACCGTCCACTGCTTGACGAAGAGGAGGCGACAGTTGATCGGATCCTCAATGATCGCGGTTTCTGATTCCGCGATGCAGTCATGGGTATGTCCCGAGACGAAGAAATGGACGAGACCAGTCCACCCCTTTGGACGAGAGGCGACATTCATCTTGCCTCCCTTCGTCTGAGAGTTTCCGAACCCGTGGAAGATGTAGAACGTCCACTTGTGGGAATTCGACAGTACTGACATAGTGACTGGACCGTTGAAATATGGAATCTTCAAACGTTCCGCAAGAATCTGCGCGACATCGATGCCGGTCTTCTTCTTGGTACGTGCCTCGTGGTTACCAGGCGTGGATACCAAGATCTTGTGTGCGATGGTAGAAAGGATCTCAGTCATGCGATCCAGCTGGGCCATCGGCGGGTGATCCTGGTCGTAGGTCATTCCACGACCATCATCGATCGCGTTCTCCATGATGTCTCCGCCAAGAATGACGTAGACGTTTGGATTCTCCTTGATCCACTTGATGTAGCCCATGAACTTCTCGAAGTTATGGGTCTGGTGACCATAGTGGATGTCAAAAAGAGGTGCGATGATCAGCTTCCCCTTGAAATCAGGGATCTTGACCAACAGGTAAGGCTGTTCCTTACCCTTCTCGTCCGCACCGACATGAAACTCATATCGTTTCGGAAGCAACTCGACCTTTGACGGAGGAGTTGGGAGAAAGATGTAAACAGTCTCGTGAAAGTTGTTCCTCTGCGGATACAGTACGAATCCTTCGTACTTACCGTTGAGGAGTTCCTGCGTCTTCTTGCCGAACTTCTTCTCGATCTCCCGGAGAGTCTTTGCAGAACTCAGGAAGTTGAGAAAAGTTGCTGGCGCGATGGTTCCCTTACGCTTTGCCATGTCCCCTCCCGGGTGAACGTTTTTGAATAGACCGCGGCGATTTGCCACACAACGTATTGCATTCTCTGTATATTTCGTGTCGAACTCTTTATTAACAAGTTCGGCTATTTCTTTCCAAGATTTATCTAGATTGGTTTCAATGAACTCGTCTAATGTTAATTTTATCATCGTATTATTATATTGTACTATTTACATTTAATATTATTTGTTGAGTAAAGTTTAAACTCCATAAAACTGGCACATAACTCAGTATACACATTCTTATTTAAATTGCAAGGGGTATAGCTATTGCATACTATTATATATGGTGGTATAATGAAAAAGATAACATTAATATAATTAAAAAATATGGATCCATTAAATCAACCAGTTCCCCCAGTAGCAAGTGCTCCAACTACAGGAGCTCCTGAGTTATCTCAGGAAGAAATGAAGGCTAACCTTCAAGACATGATGTCAAAAATGAGTGGTAGTTATCAGCAGTTTAACTCTGATAAGTTTACCGCAGATAATCAAACAAAAGATGCACAAAGTAAGGCTCTTGTTAAGTTCTTTGACCTATTACAAGGAGCTGGAATTGATCCTAGTGACATGAATGCTGTACAAGCTTTTTTAGAGAGTGTAAAGACTTCTAATCCAGAATTATCTCAACAGTTAGAACAAGCAATTCAGATCATACTTGGATCAGATCAAGCAGCACCAGATGAGGGCGCTATTCCTCCTATGGGAAACATACAAAGTATGATAACTCCTGGGGCAGAAAGTGCTCCTACTGGAACAGCATCAGATAGTACTTTGCCAGCATTACCACAAGAAGTTCCTTCTATAAATGCATCTAATGCAAACCCACAGTAAAACATATGAAGATGTTTTTTCCTCTGATCGTGTAAAAAGTAGAACAAAATTAAATTTAGATAAGATCTCAACCGGTGAGATGGAATTAAACGAATACGTTTCACAATTCCAGGAGTTTTTAACAAACTTCTATTTAAGTTTGTTCCTTGGTTGTGTAAAACTCTCCTGGTTAAGAAGGAAGTTTAGTTATTACGGAAGAAAGACCGTCTTGCCAATGCAGAAGAACTCTCGTATTCTTAATACTGCTTTTGTTAAGTTGCTAAGGAGAAATGTTGGAAAGGATATTCAAATTATAACTAGAGGCAAGTTCTTTGCTAAGTTAGAATTATACTTTGATGAATTTTTTCCTGATTTTGAATCAGAAAATCCATTTGAAAATCCTGACTATTACATATTTCCATTTAAGAATATTTCAATGGATTATCTAATGGTCGTGTATCAATTGGATGACAGAATAGGATTGTTACAAAAAGCAGATGATGGAAAAATGTCTTATGCAACATTTATGGACTATGTTATTAATTATGTTTATACAGAGAACGAGATTTTAGGTAGAGACAGATATGAGATACGTCATAACCAAGATAGAAACTTTCCTTTTCACGTTAAGGATTCGGATAAAGATTTACAAGCAAAACGTGGTAAGAAACGAACATGAAACCATTAAAACCTGTCGTATTTGTGCAAGGTAAATATGCGTACAATGCGCAGAATACAACACAACAAATAATGTTACTAAAAGCACTGAGAGTAACTAGTGATCCAAAGAAACTCCGAGAACTTATTGGAGTTAAGACTGTGGCGGAGGTGTATAGGACTCTAGATAAGATAGCGATGAGGAAAGAGTATCATGCAGCTCTTGCGCAACAAGGTATTACTTTTGATTATGTAGTAAAGAATGTCAAGGACGTTATAGATAATGCACAGAAAGATTCAGATAAGTTATCAGGGTTAAATATGCTCCTAAAATCTATTGGACTAGATAAATACGAAGAGACAGCTATTAGTGGTGGAGGATGGGAAGATGCTATCCTAAAGATAAATAGCGCCGCAGAAGAGAAGGGTGAGACTCCTAAGGTGGCGGAATATGAAGTGACAGAACCAATTATGCCAGAGAATATTAGAATAGCAAAAGAGAAAGCTAACAACGAAGCCAAGGGACTTTATGAATAATCTTAGTGCAGAACAATTAGCAGATCCAAAATTCTATCTTGAGAATTTTTGTAAGATAAAAGGAAAGGAAGGAAAGGGACTTGAACCCTTTATTCTTAAACCGGCACAGTTAGATATTTTTAATGTAATTCTAAGAAATAATCGAATCATTATTATGAAGGCACGTCAGATTGGATTCAGTACGGCTGTAACAGGATTCCTTTATCATAAAACAATTACAACTGCTGGTGTGTCTACGGCCATGGTTGGTTACAACAACGACCTTACCGCAGAACTTCTTGATAAGATTAAGACGTTCTATCGCACAACACCAGACGCATTGAAGCCTACGATTCATTACAACTCTAAGTATGAGATTTCTTTCCCTAAGGTTGATTCTAAAATCCTAGTGCTCCCTTCTACCGAAAACGTGGGTAGAGGATATACCATCAATTATGCTCTTCTAACAGAGGTGCCCTTTTGGGAAAAGGCGGAAGAGAAGATGGTCACTCTAGAAGCTTCCGTTCCAGTTAATGGAAAGATTATTATTGAATCATCTCCTGGAGCTGTTGGAGACTACTTCCATAGAATGTGGGTATCTGAGAACGATTACGTAAAGAAAGAATATGGATGGTGGTGGAACTATTCTGAAGAGGAAATAGAGACGATCAGAAGGCGCATGAATAACCCTCGTAAGTTTAATAACAACTACGCGTTAGAGTTTTTGATTTCAGGACGCGCAGTGTTTACTCAAGAAGCAATTTCGTTACAGAGAAAACATCTTCTTAAGGTTGGAGATATTGTAAAATTAGATAACGGAGATGAGCATGCTGTTAGAGAGGAAGAGGGATTTAGAATGTATAAACCACCAGAGGATGGACACTTCTATGTATTCGGAGCAGACTGTTCTGAAGGTGTTACTGGGGGAGACTATTCTGTTGCCGTTGTTTTAGATAGATCAAACGGGGAAGAGGTAGGATTTTGGAGAGGACATATAGCACCAGATAAGTTCGCAAAAGTCCTAGACAAATGGGGACGCAAGTATAATAATGCTCTGATGGTAGTAGAAGCAGAAGCTCACGGTAATGTTGTTCTTAATGTTCTAAAACAGATGCTTTATCCAGCTCTTTATTTTAGACCGTCAAGATTTGACTCTATCGGCAACCCGTGGTCTGATAAATTAGGTTGGAAGACAACAAAATTGACTAGACCTATCCTTATCGACGAGTTTGAACAGAGTACTAGAGAGGGAACAATCACCTTAAGGAGTAAGGAGACTGTGGATGAAATGACGGTCTTCATTTTTAATGACGCAAACAACATGGTCTGCATGGATAGTTACAACGATGATTGTATTTTCGCCACGTCCATAGCCTTACAGGGTTTTAAGGTGATTTCTGACAAGCCAATGACTCAGCTTGACTATTCGAAACATTTACCCTATACTGAACCATATTAATGATATAATACAAAGATATGCCATCAGGAATATATAAAAGAAAACCCCTAACCGAAACTCACAAAAGAAATATCGGGATCGGAGGAACGGGTTTAAAAAGATCTGGCATTGCGTTACTGAATATTAGTAATACAAATAAAAAGCCGTGGAGAGAAGAAAGAAGACAGAAAATGATAGAATCTAAAATAGGAAACAAAAATCCAATGTTTGGAAAACATCCGTCTATTGAAACTAGTCAAAAAAAGAGAGAAAGTATGCTCCGTCATCCAAACAGAAAATTTAAGGAAACAGGTATCGAATTAAAAATAGAAGAAGAATTAAAAAACAGAGGAATAAATCACAAAAAACAAGTTCCACTGTGTAAGGTGGCAGTGGTGGATTTTTATTTACCAGACTTTGGAATAATTATTCAGTGTGACGGTTGTTACTGGCATAATTGTCCAGAGTGTAAAAAAGGAGATTTAAATAGAAATAAAGATAAAGACGTCGACCAAGATGCAGTTTTGACGTCAAATGGTTACAAAGTTTATAGATTTTGGGAACATTCTATCAATAAATCACCAAAAAAGTGTATAGATAAGCTGGGACTATGCTAAAATAGTACTAAATTAAACAAAATACTATTATGTATGTACAGCCCAGTAAATATACGAAATTTAACACCTACACTCCTAGTGCATATGGTGACGACGAGGTCGCTTTTATGGCGAGATTCCATTTACAGATGCAAGATGCGCGTCAATATTTTTTGCGTGTCATAAAACCTCGCTTGGATCGATCATATAAACTTTATATTTCTTATAATGGGGATAGACAGTTACAAATTAAATCTTGGCAGGCAAATATTTTTGTGCCGTATACGCAAAGTGTAGTAGAAACATTGATGCCTCGCGTCCTTGACGCTCGGCCAGACTTTACAGCCCAAGGGAGAACTCAAGACGATCAAGCAAAAACAGAAAAGCAGCAACAATTGCAAGATTACTTGTGGGAATTATCAAGAATGGATAAAGTTACAGAAGATGTTGTGCGTTCTTCATTCGTTTATGGTATGGGATATCTTCAAGCCTTCTGGAAAAAGGATGTTCGAAAGCAAAAATTCCTAAAAACAAAAGACCTTTTAAAGAAAAAATACAAATGGGTAGAGGAAGAAAGAACTTTTTATGATGCTCCTTGTGCAGAATGGGTTGACAATTATACCCTTTGGTACGATTGGCATAATACAGATAGAAAAAGTAAGCAATATTGGTTCAAGAGACTGGTTCTTACGGCTCCAGAAATCGCTAGGAAGTATCCAAATGCTGATCCAGAGAGATTGGCGCTAGCTTTGAATAATCCTGGGGGCGATTTAACTGATTATGCCTCAATTCGAGTACAAGTAAAACAGAATCAAGACCTAATTGTTAAGGGAGCAAACACTTTTAATGGTCCTGCCTACGGTTTCGGTAGTGATAAATATAATAACTTCGGAGATCCACTTCTACAGATGTACGAAGTGTTCGAATGGACACAACCATACTCTGATATGTACTCAGTGCACGTTGGTGGAGGATGGACACCCATCCTAAAAGACGGCTGGATGCCAATCCCTTATGACTTTAAGGAGGCGGGTTTTATAGATTTCCCTTATTTGAAGATTCCAGGTGAATTTGAAGGTTATAGCCTCCCTATGATCCTTGAAAATCCTCAAATCATGATGAACATGATCAAGAATCAACGTCTTGACTCAGCAACTCTATCAATTCACAAGATGTGGATCGTTAATCCTCTTGCAAACATCAATAAAGAGGAACTTGTGACTCGTCCTTTCGGTATTATATACTCAGTTGACCCTAATGGTGTGCGCGAAGTGCAATTTAGTGACATAAAAGCGAGTGCATATAAAGAAGAAGATCTTTTGAAGGCCGATATGCGTTACGCATCAGGAGTTGACGACTTCTCAATGGGTGCCGGAGGGGGTGCAAGCTCTGCAACAGAGGTTAGACACCTTAGAGAGTCTACTTTGGAGCGTGTTCGTCTATTCGTCAACCACCTTGGCGATGGTTTCGCTGATCTAATGCGTTATTGGATGGATATGTCTCGACAATTCTTTACAGAAGACATGATTATTCGAATCGTTGGTGATGACGGTAAGGATATCTTCCCACTCATCCAGAAAGATGACCTAGAAGGCAAATTTGATTACAAAGCAGCCGTTCTTCCTTCTATTGCAGGTCAACAAGATATCAAAAAGAAACAAGACATGGATCTCTTCCAGCTTCTTATCAATCTTCCGTTCGTTGATCCTCAAAAACTTACACAAAAGATTCTTGTCGACTGGAATTGGAACCTGGATTCAGTTGTTAAGGGAGAAGATGCAGCTCAACCACAAATGGGACCAGATGGACAACCAATGTTAGGGCCAGATGGCCAGCCAATGCCTATGGATCCAACAGGAGGTCTACCTCCAACAGGTCCAGAAGTACCTCCACCACCAACAGCCGGTACAACTAGTATCTCACCAGACGTAGCAGGTCAAGCTCTTGCAATGTTGAGAGGAGGAGGAGCGGGAACACCACCCCCAGGAGTAGCCCAGATGGCCTCACCTGTAAATCTACTTAATGCTGGAGGAGTTCCTCCAACAGCATCTAGAATTCCATTACCCACTACCAATCCAAGAGGAATGAACATGACTGGAAAGGTAAACACAAATACAAGTCCAAGTAATATAAATAGTAATCCTGAATCTCAATTAATGAATAGGTCGACTACCCTACAAAGAAAAAAGTAATATGCCATTTTTATCTAAATCCCAAATGAGGGGTGCATTCTCTGGGGTCTTGGGGCCTCAAATGAAGGCGCATGCACAAGAGTGGGCAGATGCAACTACTAATATAAAGAGTTTACCTGAACACGCAGTTCCAAAAAATACAAAAAAGAGTATAATAAAGAAGTTGATAAAAAAGCACACGGGTAAGGGAGGACCTATAGCCGATCCATACAAACAAGCTTCATCTTCTATCAATCTACTTAAGGCTAGGGGTGAACCGCCAACAACAGCGGCAATCCCCAAGTCTAAAGATAATATACTATTAGGAAAATAACATGGCAAAAACATTTACTGTTAATACAGAGGAAATGATCGGAGAACATAAACGTATCATTCCTGAACTTAGAAAAGCAGGTCTTAAGGAGGAGGCAGATGAGCAGGCGAAGGAATTAGTGGGTATTAAAAAAAAGAAATTAAAAACAATAATTAACAAAAAATAACATGGATAATAAGAAAAAAATGATGAAGAAGGCCTGCGGTAAGGGAGGTCCAATCACAGCCCAAACAATTAGAGACATAAACAGAGCAGATCAAAATAAAATTGATCTATCTAAAGCCCCAACCCCTTTCCAAACAATTGGGAGTATGGTTAAGGGAACTGTTTCAAGTGGAATAAAAGGATTAAGAAAGGTTGGCAATAGCGTTGTTGATTCACTTATAGCCCCTTCTGAAAGAGTAACTAAGTTTCGAGAG